TATACCCTTTTCCTTTAAATATAGTACTACTGCTAACTCCTAACAGTCCTTCCAGTACTGAGGCATTGGCTTTCAACGCCTCACTTAATTCCATCTTTTCCATAATATTTTTTATTTACCAGTTTCAGTTTCCAAATTGTTTTTCTTATAATCCTGCCATGAGTCGGCGAGCTGCCCCACCGAAGCGGAAGTGTAGAGGTCAAGTATATGAATCTCGTCATCGGCAAGCTCCACAAGCTCGTTCCGATAGATCTTCTCCGCAAGCACGTGCGCCGGAAGACCGGGCATGTTCCTGTAAATGCCGTCAGCAATATCCTTACGGATATCCGCTATCACCATATCCTGTCTGTCTATCCCCGTGAACAGGGGAAATTTTGTAAAATCAACTTTCATACTTCTTAATTAAATACTGTTATCCGCAATAAAACATAACCCAATAATTGCCCATACATTTAACGAATCCGGACGCATAATCCAGATCAATGGAGGACATCTCTTTTCCTCCGGGGGCAGGCAGGATGCGCCCGCCTGTCAGTCTTACCCCGCCGCTCATACGTTTGAAGTATATGGTATGTCCCGGAACATCCGGAGGAAGTGTCACTTCTATATTATCCCTATTAATAAACATCACATTGTCATCATTGTTATTCAGGGAAGTGCTGACGGATATGTTCCTCCAGTTCCCCACTATGCCATGAAGAGACACATAACTGTCATTGTTCGGATGAAGGAAAATGTTACCCCCCTCCACGAACAGAGGAATGCTCAGGGTCTTGATGTGCATCCCGATCATGGCATTCGGACTCTGTATGTCAATTCCGGCATCATACGATATCCCTTCGATTGTGACAAATTTCGTGTTCCCTCCGATTTTTACACGTGCAAATGTCCTTTCGTTATAAAACTCTATCTGTCCGGCAGACAGGTTGAAACCGACATGGGAATCCGTCCCCTCATAAAGAGTTTTTGAGGACAACATGCCGGAATCTATGGAAAACGGACCGATACGTCCGCTATCCGCCGTGATTTTTCCGCTGATGTCCACATTGACCGCCCTGATACCGTCCGCATCAATCATGGACGCCTTGATCTTCTCGGTCAACAACAGCTTGGTGGCGATAAAAGTCCAGCTCTGTGCTACCTCCCAGTATTTTATTTTTCCCGAAGCCACATTCTGTTTGGGGGTTTCCGTCGAAACCGACGTATGCGAACGGATGCACAGGTACAGCAGGTTGTCATAAAGTACAATGTCGTAAAACTGCTGTCCTTGCTTGCCCTCCAGGTAAGACACAGACGCCCCCCATACACGCATACGCATGCGCGCTCCCTTATCTCCCTTGTCACCTTTTGGAGCAAAACTGACCTGTCCGGTTCTAGTCACCAACGGCATATCACCTCCTTATTCCTTGGTTGTGATGGTCCATGCCACGTTGCCTCCTGCCTGCTGGCACATGTCCCAAGTACACGTGCCGGAAGTGGCTGCTGTACCGGAAGTAGACGGGTTAAGGACTACTCCTGCACTGTCCATGAACACGAAATAGAAAGTCATGTCCTTGTACTTGGTGGTACTCCCACGCTTGACCAGAATGGGCTTATAGACCACCGTGTCACCACTTTCCCGGATGGTCTCGTCCTCGGGCGTGGGATTCAGGATCAAATCAAACGGATCGGACGCATCCATTACGGACTGCGTGTCCTGACCGATGAGCTTGCCGCCCTGGTACACCTCCACTCTGAACACACCTGTCGTGTCAACCATATCGTTGGTGACGGTCAATGTCTGTGTGGTCTTTCCGCTCAGCACGCTCCACGCACCGTTGACCTGGTTGTACCACTTGTACGCCAGTCCGGTAGTGATCTCGTCACTGCCCATGCGCGCTACGGCTTTCAGAATGCAGCTCTGCCCTTTGTCCCGAAGGGTAAAATACTTGTTGTCACCGGCAATGATCGTCACATGCTTTTGGTTTCCGACCCCCTTGGTGATGGGGATGCTATAGACGAACTGGACGGTGTCGCTGGTATTCCCAACGGTCACGGTGGCTTCACCCTTGATGGTACAAGAGGCCGCTCCGCTCGCCTTGACCAGATTCTTGACGATCTGCAATCCGTAGTAATCCGTCGTACCGGGCTGGTAAGGGATAAACTTGAAATGTCCCGTCTCACCGCCAAACATGTTGGTGGAGACATTGCCCGAGAACTTGATCTCGACATCATTGAAATACCATTTCATGGAGGAAGGAACCACCAGCCCTTCCGCCACCCGCGAAGAGGTGAGAATGAAGGACAAGACGGGCTTGAGCGAAGCGAAATCCGGTGCGATGTTCGTCGGCGCGGACGCTTCGCCCATATACTCCTGATACAGATCTCCCTGGTTACACTGGATGGCAGGCATGTACACGCCGCCCTTTTGCGAAAATATGACCTGTCCGGTCGCGCTGGCCAAACTCATGACGCTCCTCCTTCCCCGGTCGTTTCCGTACTATCCGTGCCTTCGGAGCTTTCGGTGTTGTCCTCCCCCCAAGAGGCAGGTGTGAATACTTCGACGGGATGGTCCGTACCGTCTATCTCTTCTTTCGCCGCCTGCGGGGTCAGGCAGACGCCGCCCGCTTCCTTGGCCCTGTCAAATACCGTGTCGCCGGGGAAACGTGCCACGTCCGCCTGCCACAATAATACATTGCCATCCGCTGTCCTGTTGCGGATATCGGTCAGATGCAACCGGTCGGCAACCTCCTTCGTTACTTTAATGTAAAATGCCATAATTCTATTGTTTTTAATGTTATCCAAATTTTCTTACTACTACCGCCTTGCCCCCCTGTGTGAGCACCTTGCCGCCTTGTGTCAGCGCCACGTAAGGGCCTCTGTCCTCCACCTCCAGCTTTAACATCATGCCGTTGCTGAAAGGTATCCTGGGAGAGTATCCGTCGGCAACCTTGGCATATCCGGCATCTCCGCTCTTCTTGACGTACCAGTGGCAGTTAAACATGGCGGATGGATTCGGGATAACCCCCATGGTATCCCGAATGACGGGTCTGGGAAAGATGGCGTAAGTCCCATCCGGAACACCCGTAGGTACACCCTCCCAGTCGGCTTCAATCTTCGGAATCCTGCGGCGTATCACCGTAGAGACTGCCGGGGCCGATGTGCCCGGGGTTGATGCCGGAGTCCCGGAAGCCGCATAGGTGGCCTTGCAGACAATCGTGATGTCATCACCTATATAATTGCGGTCAATCTTATATACATTCTTGTTCAGTGATACAAACTCCCAGTCGTTGTCACCCGCTCCTGTGGTTATCGCCTCCAGCGCTCCCGTAGACAACAGACGGTACCAGAAGAACTTGCATTTGCCCGTAGCCGTCACGTCCGTGTCGCCTACCATCAGTTTAGCCGTGATGGTCTGTGCGGTGATGTCACGCACCGGGTTCCAGTCCAGCGTGGACGGGCTGTCTATCGTCAATACGGGTATCGCATCCGTACCGTCAACCGCGCGGACAAGACGGCTCATCTGAAAAGTAAACAGCTGTCCGGTACGTGTGTCGGCATATTCCGCGTAAAACTCCAGCGTGACGGGTTTTAGGACGGTGACATTTTTTTTCATTGTGATCTGTCCCTTGCTGTCACCGGACTCCGTAATGCTGTAGCCTGTGTTTGTCGATGTGATAAGTGTGCGTGTGGTTCCGATGCGCTCGTACCACTTCATGTTGGTCAGCCTGGAGTTGACCGCCCCGATTTTAGTCACCGCTTCCGGATCGGTGGCGTTGCACCGCGGAAACAGGACCAGCGGTGTCAGCGTATAGTCCGGAGTGTATTCAGCTTTGTCAGCCTGGTAGACCTGCATGTCCGGCACGCTGCCCACCACCTCGATGTTACAACTGGTTTGTAACAGCCGGTAGTTGATTTCTATTTTTCGTTGCTTTGTTGCCATTGTATAAAACCATTTTAAAATGTTACAAAATTCTCCGCCACTTCAAACTGCTGCCCGTCACGCAATAACGCCTGTGCTTTAAACGTACACACCCGCATGTTGGTATAATTCGGTCCGAGATCATCTATCGTCAGAGGAAGATTTTTCCCGGCGCCGGCACGCTTCACCGCCCATGCGTTATCTTCTGATACATTCCCGGTATCACGCGTCCAGCTCACATCAGCGTCAAGTATATGATCTGTCACATCACGGTTGTACAGCTTGCCGGTAATATATAACGTTGTGGAAAAAGTCTCGATATCAAAATACCACCCCTTTGTGCTGCCGATCCCTATCGTAAATTCCGGGTTCCCTTCCAGCATCGCCCATCCGGCCGCCGCATATTGCGGTTCGTCGGCTGTTCCCGTCATCAGGCACTTCCATTTGCAGCCGTAGTGCCAAACCGTGTCCGCCCGCTCCTGCGTATTGGTGTAAGGATTGTCAGAGGACGCGACTTCGGCCGACCAAAAGCCACGGTCCACCAGTTCCTGTACGGGCAGTCCCTGCCAGTCCACCCGGTAAAGTTCACCGAAGATGCCGGCACGGGCGAATATGTACGAGTGCTTATAGTTGACGGGGAGATTGTCAAACAAATCCAAATTGGGCAAACGCCCCAATATCATGTAATAGTTGTTCTGTTCCAAGACAGGCTTCGTTACTCCTTCCAGCCAGACAAGACATTTATCCGTGGTGGCGGACAAATACCAGTAGCTTTGCCTGTCCTCATTGAAGGCGTTTCCTCTTCTGGTAATGATCGTCAACTCTGTGGGAGGATAGTTTTTACCGCCCGGCACCTCACTGTCCGGGTATGACAACACCGAGATGGAGTTGGCCGGGACATTCTTGGACAGCACGCGCATCCACGAGGCGTAATACTCCCCCGTAGAAAAGAGGTTGTTTACAATCCCGTACACTATATCACCCTCCTGGAATGCGGTGAAGTCATTCTCCCAGCGCTTGCGCAATTTCAGGGTATAAGTTCCGTCACTCTCTAAAGCCACGGACTCAATGACTCCGTTCTCGGAATATGAGGTATCGCCTTCCTGTGCGTTCAGACGGTTATAGATGATTTCCTTGAACACTGCGGAATCGCGTACCTCAAGACGAGACAACTGCATACGACCATTCCTGTCAGCTACAATACCTTTTCCTGCAACCATAGAATCTACCGCCTCACCTACCTCCATACCGCCTAGAAGTTTCAACATAAAACCGGTAAAATCATCCTGATCCTTGCAAATAAATATTTTTCTCAGCTTATCAACATCAGCACCAGCATCAATCATGGCCAACAACAAAGATCCGACACGCAATGCCGTATTCGCTCCGGCATTACGCTCATCCCTTATCTGCTCCGCCAATTTTTTTAATGTGTCTTTAATATCCGCCATTTACTTTTTTATTCCAAAGTAACAACAAAGCCAAAAGCCGTAAAAAGACATCATTTCTTTTTATGATGCCCCCACAAATGCGAACGCATGGAGGTACTGCGCTTGTGATTCGCCTCTTCAATCTTCTCCGCAAGCAGACCACAGAACTCCTCACCATACATATATGCCATCTGCTCTTTCAAGACCATGATCGATGCAAAATAGGCACGTGAGAACCATTCACGGGGTTTGCGAGGTTCACCTGAGGTAATCTTGCCGGATTTTTGTCTATGCATATAATTCTTGCCTCTCAAATCCGGATTCAAAAACTTCAAATCGCCCTTGTTATGCCCTCTATGACCGTCATTATACAACTGGCCGTCGATCTCATATCCCCGCCCCGTACCACAATCCTGATAAATGCCATATTCCATAAACTTATGCTGGATCACAGTCAGTTCACTGCTGCCCATTGTCACATTCTCCGTTATATCATTGTGCAGTAACACCGTATCAACCACGTGCAGTCTCATGATCTTCTCCCTCCAAATAGTGACCATCATCTCGGCCCACGCCTTCTTATACTTTGCCCGATCTTCAGCCGTGGACTTCGGTCTATTCTCATTCCTCCCACTCATCACTGTCATAAATTAGAGATACCGGTTCGGAAACATCAATCATAAAATACAGACCTGTACATCCGGAAATAAAGTATTCACCCAGTTCGCGTGAATACACATTATCCGTATTCAGGTACACCAGTTCGTTATCCAGATTCTCACGGTCAACCAGCATCCTGCTGTGCACCTGGCGGAACAGCTGCCGGCACACCTCCAGTGCCGCTTGGCGTTCCGCCATATCACTGATACGGTATCGCATCATGAGAAACACGGTAAAAGTACGTTTTTTAAAATATCCTCCGGAACGCTTCTCGGTCACTCCGTCATTCGTATCATCTACTGCGAAAAACGCGGATTCGCGCCGAAGATTCTGAAGAACCTCTTCAAGCGAGTTGATACCGGAACAGACACACGGATAAAAAGCGTGAGCCTTGGCCAATTTGTTTTTTTTGCACATTCCTTTAAAATAGGACAGCGCATCGAATAAATTATTTGCATCCATATCTCTGTTGTAACTCCTGTGCCTCGCGAGCCTTCTCATTCAGTTCGGTCAACGCCCGCCAGCAATCCATCTGCAATACTTCTCTCTCCTTTGTGATATCCCCGCCTGTCAATGCCCGAATCTCCGCATTGACGAGTTCAAGCATATTAAAGGCTTCACCCTCCAGTTGTTCCGGAGGACGGAACAGATAGGGAAAGCATTTTGTAAAATGATTCTTAACCGATGCAATCCACAAAAACACGGACAGCAGTTCTTCTTCCGAAGGATTGAACCGGCGGGGATGCCGCCCTTTGCGATCCACATACAACAAAATTGCCATGGAACGCAGAAGAGCGTTATCGCGCGTGCGTAAAAAACCCTGATAATAATTCTCAATACTGACATACTCCTTAAACGGAACATCATGCAACCGGGCATCCACCGACCGGAACCTGCCGATCCGCCACAAACAGAAAGGCATATCACCCGGACGCTCGATAAAATCCAGCATGTGCAGGAAAGACTGTACTTGCCACGAATGAACAAAGAACCGAACCTTTTTCCATCCGTTGCGAACAGAACAAACCCACCCGTCCTCCTGTCTGCGCAATACAGTGATTCCCAGCAGCCGGACAAAGATGTATGTCTTTGCCGTGACCGGATCAAAACGGGTCATGATATAACACACATAACGCAATTGCCATTGCTCCAGCTTGTGCCATGCATCCGGCAGATGGAAGTTGATCAACCTATCCCCAAAAGTAGCAGGTGTCTTCTTTTTCATTTTTATAGTATTCAAAATGTTTTACCTTATACGCATCGCTATCCTTATACGCCGGAAAATCGTCCGGACACCCCTCCAGCAAGTTAACCACATTCGCCAGTTCCACACGGAATGCCGGCAACTGCTTGTTGATCCAAAAACCTATCGCCCTACGGAGCGAACAAACCAACGGTATCTCAGCTTCAGCCAGAGACTTATGCCGGATTTGTTCAAGCAAATGATCAAATAAAACTGCGGATATCTCGCGCCGGATATATTCTTCAGCCTCGCTGATTTGCGGACGAAGTTCGAGCAGATCAGCACGGATGGCTGTCGGTCGGCCTGCAAAATCACGCACATGGGCACCGGTATAGTAAAGGGAACTGATCACCAACCGGGCACAAACAGATGAAGACCAAGCGTCATCACCAGTCATACCCTCAATAATACAGTCCAGCGTATAATCCGCTTCACGCTGTATCTGCACGCGCAACGATTCAACCCGATCACGTGATGCCGGAGATATATTCTGGTTATTGACAATACCGAACCCCGTATCCGTCAGTATCAGATCCAGCCCCGGGATCGCCTGATAAAACGCATCAAGACAGATATAACGGCACACATCTTCTTTAACGGGCAGCGTATCCACATCCGTATCACTCCCCAGCACCGTGCCGAAGAGTTTATGTTCAGCCTGTTCAAACCGATCTTGTATCGCATCAAACACATACACGTTTGCCGAAGCAGCTGCAAAAACGACCTTCTCAAAAGTCTGTTTATCAATTATCATCTTCATCGTTATTATGGTTTATCCGGTTAGCAGTCGTTGATTTGGCATCGGTATTCTGATCCAGTGTCGTGAGCAGGATCATCGGCACATCCGGATAGACCTTCTCACCCCATCCGTTATAATGAATCACCACATTATGCGGCATATACATCAGATCATGAAAGGCAATCTCAAGCGACTGCTTGAGAGTAAACAGCTCGCGCTTGTCAGATCCGGAGTTATTGGACTGTGACTTGCCCGGAGTGGCTCCCACCAGATTGGGATGAATATTATCACCATAACAGGTAATATTGGACGCCTCTTGAATGTCTTCAGACCAGTCGCCACCCTCTTTAGTCGTATCAATCACATTGATACGCACCATACGGTTCTCCTTGCCGTTAGGATCGATGTAATAACCGGTAATCCAGACCTTGCCGGAATTCTCGATGCCGGACACAAAATTTTTAATATTCTCTTTTTCTTTCTTAATGCGCTCCAGCTGCTTTACAGGCTCGGTTATGTGCTCTTCAGCCAACAGATTGGACCAAAAATCCTTGTGGACTTCAACCTGGTACTTAACCGTCGCATGATTCTTCAGCTTGGCTTTTTTCCCCTTACCAATCAACCGCTTGATGTCAAACCAGTCGCCTCGAAAAATAGAAGTATAGTTGGGTAACGGATAGTATCGGCAGCCGGGTGTCGGAAAACGGACCAAAATGGCAAACTTGCGGTCTTTAGTGGGTATAGACTTTTTTCCGTCCTTGCCGGGTTCACGCCCCATCCGAACCTCCAGATCACCCAACGGGTCTTTTTCGTCAAGCAGCGGCAGTACCTCGATCTCATCCTCACGCAAGGCCGACTTCCGGAAGTTGCCATAGAAAACATGATTGATACGCCCCTTATCATCCGCCTTTTCAAACCGGCAATAACAGGCCTCCTTGTGCCGGAGCCTGACAATCCGGGAACCGTCAACAGACAGTATGATCACCGACACACAGAAAAAATAATACTTCATATCTGTCGCCTGTTCAAGCATGAAGGAAGGTATACTGTTATGCAGCATCCATTTTTTAATTTCCTTATCAACAGTCGGTCTGCCCGTATCATAGTCATTATACTTCTGCCCAGCACCGTAACAAGTAAGCACATTGAACAACTTGTTCTGAGACATCACCTCGTCAACCCCTATCAACCTGATCAGCTCATACGGTAGCCTGTTGTCAGCGCCCCAGTTCACGTATTTATAACCTTTCGCCCCCGGCAACGTCGTCGAGGACACATCTTCGCCATCCTCGTCAAAAACCGCCGAACTGTCCTCGACCGTCTCCATGGACGCCTGCACGCCGGATTTACCCACCTCAAACACACCTGAAGGGGTATAGTCCAGCCGCACCCTGTTGTTTGTCTTATTTTTCATAAATAAACCTCCATACCATTAATTGAAAACAATGTGATATCACGCAACCTGCGCGGCAGTCCGGATTTGGGACACTTGACCAGATGCGTACCTCCCCGCCAATGGGAACCGATACAGATCACCCCCTTGTACTCAATGATGTCACCTGTGGACAATTTCCAGACACGCAAATCAACCGGCTGTCCGGATTCCAGCAGCCGGATGGCATCAAGCCTATGTATTACCTTTATGCCCATATCACTCAAACGTATAATCAAATGTATTATCAAACACACGTCCGGCACGCGGCAACTGCAAGATATTGTGATTACGCTGCGCATACCGATAAGAGAAAGTAAAGAACGGCAAATGATCCGGATCGTTGCTGCGCTTCGATTCCGACTCGGTGATGGTAACCTCCTTGCCCACTGTCGTACCGTCCAGCAGATAAATCTCTTTAGACCGGAACAAATCATCAAGCCACAACGCCATCTCATGTGTCAACACACCCGTATTGGCCTTGAACACCTTGGTCTCATCAATCCGATAATTACGGAACATGCCATTAGTGTAAGCGGTGGACCGGACGTATTCCGGCTCCAACGCATGAGTTCCAGTACAGTAAACCGTCTCCTGGCACCCGAAAGAATTGGTGAACAACAGAACCGGAGCGACATCGGGCGCATCAGGATCGAGTGAGAAAGTCTGCGTCCGTACTCCGGCATGAATAATATAGCGCACCAGCTCGAAGCCCGGTTTGACCAACAATTCGGGAGAAACTTCTACCGTAACGATCTTGTCCGTATCTGTCACCTGCCGCAAACTCACCTCACGGGTAGACAAACCGTCTTCGTCCCGGTAATAGACACAGGTAGCAGTCACAGGACATGCCTCAGTCGTGACCAGATGCACGAACTCCTTGCGCCCTATCGCCGTAATCTTCTCTCCCATCAGCGTGGACAAAAAATAGCCCGCCATAAAATCCGCAGCCGGCATGGAGGACTCCGCAGCACAGAACTGCACCGTAAAGTTCTTATTCTGTTCGGATGATCCGTCCGTTATCCGATAACTGCACCGTTCTATCAGGTTTGTTGCCAAATACGGTTCAATCAAGCCCTGCAAATCATTGATGGTTATCCGGCCGGAAGCATCCGGAATGTAAGTTTCGGACAGAATCTCTTTTTCTCCGACTGTCAATGAGAGAACAGCCGTATTCTGATCCGTAGCGAACACCAGCTCGTTCAGTCCGGAACTAAAGGCATAGGCCGGGATATCCTTTACTAAAACTATCATATAACCTTTTTTATTTCAAAAATAAGGCAAATACCACAACCTATAAAAGACAAGGACACCCTGTCTTGCAACAGAATGCCCTCTATGTAAAATGTATAAAAAATGTTTCTTATCGACGCATCATCATCCATTTGGGACGATTGTCACTGTCTACATGGATGTGATAGCCCGTATCACGCATCGTAGATGCAATATCATTCAAGGACAACTCCACCATATCAGACAAATCATCTTGAATATCTTGTGTGCTTTTCAACAACACATCATCACCATCGGGTTGATCAGCCGGAAGAAACGCCATCAGATATTCAATCAATACATATTCCTCTACACGAGATTGATTGGGAGTAGAATTATTTTTCATGCTTCACCTCCTTTGTAACATAGTCATGCAAAAACGCATCTAATCGGATTAATTGTTCATGATTTATTTCGGATATATCTCCATAATTTTGAGCAAATAAATGGAATTTGATTTCTTTATTACCGTCACTACCTATCTCGACAGTCTTCATTATTGAAAATTCGTCATTCATCGCAAACCTCCTTCCAACATTTTCGGGTCTGAAGCTTCACAGAAGCGAAACTCTCCACGTACAGGATAAATGTGAACTATGAAGACAGTATTATACGGATTCTTATCGGGATAGACCTCAATACGTATATCATTGTTTCTGGAAACATCCACACGAAGCGGTTTGGTTCTTGGAAATTCTTCGTCCAACATGGACGCTTTGGCACGGACAGCCTCAATAAAGGCATCACGTGACAGTTCATCAGGAATCAAGACATGAGTGAAAGTGGAAATCCATTTGTTCATAGCCCTGCCTTTATTGTTGACAGACAGGTAAGTTTTGGGTTCATCAATAAAGAATTTCATCTCAGACCTCCTTTCCAAGCAAGATGTAATGACACAACAAACCAAGCCAGGCAAAGCAATGCAGGAACAGCCGACACAAAACCGGCACATACCAATGCAGAAAAAGCCAAGGAAGCATGAGCCATAAGGCACACCTGACGGTTGGTAACTACGGATTCAAGAACACATGAGAACAGTTGATTCTCCTTTTCGCACCACGCACTGAACGTGGATTTTTTCGCCTCTAATACAGGCAAAGTAACTGTTTGATTTTGTTTCATACGGTTTGATGTTTGACATTTTAGGCAGAAAAAGAACGGCTGCCATCTCCCGTGTCGTCAAACATCAAACCGTGTCACTCCGTAGAGCAATTAAGTTTTGGGAAAGGCAGCCGTAACTTTATCACAAAAGTTGTGACTTCTACAATATCTTAATTATTGGGCATAAAAAAAGCCCATCAAAATACGAGCATTAACCGCGCTCTACGTACTTGACGAACAAGTTTGATGTTTGACTCCGCAAATATGAGGATTATATTTGAGAGTGCCAAACTTTATTTAAAATAAATCCTGCTGTTGTGGGATTTTAGTCGATTCTTTATAAAAAAGGATAATGTCTATTTTAACATTATCCTTTTTCATTTTATATATTAAATAAATATATTTGCAGCATGAAAAAAGCCCTACATTATATAATATCATATTTTGGAGCTGCTTGTTTTTGCTGCGGTTTATTAGGATGCATATTCAAATGGATATTCAAACTTTTATCCTATACTCCTTCAGCTACCTATATAAAATGTTGCATAATCTTATCCATATTAGTGGGATTAATATTTACAGTTTGTTGCTATCATCCCAAAAAAATCAAATAGATTTTTCATCCGTACTATCTGAATCCGATTTTGTAAATGAAGTTCCCAATTGCTTTATCATATCTACAATAGCTGTTGGAGCTTCTATTTCCATATTATCTAATTTCTTACTCAATTTTTTTATAGTCTTACGTTTTGTTCTATCATTTAAAAATTCATTAACCGTCTTCACCATTTTAGAAAATGTATCTCCGATTGTGGGTGATTTCGCTTCAACATGAAAGTTACCTACATTAATAGAAAATGTGCCTCCCTTAATAAACAGTACTATAAGTCCTATAATCGTGATTCCTTCTGGAGATTGAGCAAATACTAATATGTCACCAGGTGATTGTACAGACATCTTCATTTTTATGTCTTGTGATGTAAGTCCCAAACCATTTTTTGAAGAATAATCATTAAATAACTCCATTAAATCACCGACTAAAGTAAAATCATCAGCAGACAATGTATCTTCTTGTCTCACTCTTAGGACAAGATAGGTCATATCTCCTTTAGTATAGAAATCGTTTAAGAAGTTATCTACATATGAAGCATAGGACTTAATTTCTGAAATTATATGTCTTGAATTGAACATCAACTGTAATTCCGCTGGCAAGGAATGACGCATTGATGTTCTTAACCACTTTACATTTCTTCTTTTTGCAAAAGGGCAGCCCAATGCCGCATGAAGATTCATCTTTTCCTGATATAGTTCACTCTCTATAACTCCAAAAGTAACTTTATAGGAAGAAGAAGCTGGTACGATAACAATATCACCCACTTTCATTTCACGCGCAAAACGAAGCATCTGTGAAGCAGGATAACTTGTATTGCGAATATTTTCCCTCCTGCCTTTCAACATTTCTTGCAATATTTTTCTAGCAGTTTTTTCTTTTTCAGGGAGATGATTTAAATCATCAACAGTTATTTCATTATATCCGATTGCTATGAAATGTTTATCTACATATTCATCATAATAATCGCCTCCCATTGTTCGAACCAACCAATAGTTTGTTCCATCTTTTATAGGTTCTATGTACTTAATCAATTTTTCAACATCAAAATTCTCCATTCCAGACAAATATGGCGAATCCCTTATCAAAACGCGCCCAAAGGTATTAGTGTAACCTTAACCCGATTTTACGGATTACGTCTTGAAAAGGGATTCATGTCCTGTTTTACCAGTATTTATGTCACTAAATTTGAGGGCACTGCAAATATAATGATAATATCTGACAGCGCAAAGAATTCAAGATTACGAAAATAGAGACAAATACCTATCCATAATGTGCTTTATCATCAGCTTTATAGCATCCATAATAGCAAGAATGATATAATAGAACCGGCAACATTTTTTCAAGCAATCGCATTTTTAATGCGTTCCCTTATCGCAATTCTATTGCGTTAAACAAAAAATTCCGCTTTCCCCCTGCGGTGGCTTGCAGACACGGCCTCCAAACAAAGAGCAGGAGGTTGTGTCTGCAAGCCACCGCAGGGGGCGACACGCAAAGGCACTCCATCCCCCGAATCGAGGTATAGAGCACCTTTTCAGACTTTCTAACGCATTATCTAGCGCCAAAACGGACAAACTGAATCTGCGGTGTCATATCCTTAACAGGCTGAATATTTCCCTGCAACTTCATCGGTTGCAAATCTGCTGAGGATTCATGCGGTGTCGGTGTATTGTCCGTCACTTCATAGATTGTTGGTAATTTAGTAAAGCTGTCCACAATAACTAACCATCTATGCCAACAAGTATCAGAAGACAGTGAATCCATATGAAGAACCTCACCACTCAAGGAATACAAACACATATTCACTAAAGTCATCAAACAACAAGTATAAGAGATATCCGCTGCAACAAAATAACGATTACGGTCTTTTCTCGCACAAGCCAAAATAAGCCCACCACTACCACAACAAGGGTCGTATATGCGTTTATCATTATCCGTCTTATCAGCTTTATCAACAGTAGGAATATATACCAATTGTGCCAGCAAATTCGCAACAGGCCGAGGAGTAAAAAATTGCCCGCTACCTGCATTTAAAAGATTTTGTTCAAACCAGCCATAAAAGGGGTCCTGTAATTCTTTACGTGTCATTTCATCCACCAACGAAGCAAAAGCCAAAGAAAAATATTGTAATTCATCCCGACTATATTTCTTAATCGTCTTAAAATAAAGTTCTTCTGCTCTCCCCATCTGCAAACAACAGACTATAATCTGTAAAAAGTCCTCAAACACCTGTCCTTTATCGTATTTGTGCGCCAACATATTCAAATACGTTCCATAAGGCTTCAAATCATTGTTTTTCATAGACCTGCAAATTAGAGAACACAAAACAAATCGGGAAAAAGTTCAAAGGGTCATTCTCTTCCGTATCCGCTTCATCAACTTTCGGTGTCCGTTGCTTGGGCTGTCCCCATAGACAAAGGGCGTGCTCACCTTTACGAATTTTCTTACCCTCGCTATTCCATTGCTTCAATGTTTTCAACTCACAATGACCCGACTGGGCATAAACAGTCTTTAACCCCTCGTTTATACATTCTATCTGCCCCATCTTCACCAATACTTTAATCGGTTCAGAGAGTTGTTTCAAAATACTACGTTTTTCCTGTATTGTTTTGGCATTTTCAAAATAATTTCCCATTTTTGCATAAGATTTTAATGAGTGAAACTTTTGTTTTACATCACCCTCCTGCATTGGTGCAACAATGCAGGAGGATTTTTTTTATAAAAGGTGTTCCAATTCTGTCCGCAAATTATTCTCAACCTCTTTTAATTTACTATTAAGGTCTTTCCCCCAATCTGCCAGAAGATTTTTAATTGCTGTCGGATTATGAGTAACAATGCTCATGCCCCTAGCATCAACCAATGTCAGTTGCGCTGTTTCCTCTTCATGCTTCAAGACAAAAGCCTGTAACTGCTTGCGTTTGCTACGAATCTCAGAATATTTGTTCTGCAACATATACACCCTTTCGGCTTTATCAGTCAGTTCATCAATACTCATTTTTTTACTCTTAGGAGCAGCTTGCTGTGATTCTGTTTTTTCCGTCTTGACTTTAGCCTCCGTTTTAGTTTTTTTCTCCTTAGGTTGTTCGGGGAGCGTAGGCAAAAGAATAAGTGAAGCATTCTCAATTGCCGTTTCTTGTTTGTTAGCCACTTCTTTTGTGTTTCCCATCACTACTGCTTTTGCAGTTTCCACACTCTGTGCATTTTGATTTGCATTCATAATTAAAATTTTAATGAGTTAAACATTTGTTATTATTAGGAGTTAAACAGCATAAAGAGTGCAACCTTTATGCCTTATCCTTACAATACAAAGATACTCATTTTATAGTTAATACGCAACAGCAAAATACCATACAACAAACTATAAATCAATACATTATACATAAACACAGTTTATAAAAGCACAATAAAAAGCCATAAAGCCCAATCATTTTTTTTATGAGTTGAAAATCAAAAAACATACAAACGTCTAACCCACATCTTTAAAATAATCCATTTTTCGCCTAAAGATTAAAAATAGTTAATAATCAACGAATTACCTATCTTTTTCAAGCATTTACGACCATATTTTTTTCAGTTTTCCAGCGCTCAAAAAAATGATTGCCTATTTACCAAGCATTTACAGCCTTTTTCACCCGCACTTTGTGCGGAACTAGCGAAGCGTACCCCCCACCGCGCTATCGAAAAAATCATTACCCACCCCCAAAAAGCAGCGGAATATGTAACTTATTATTACCAAGCGGACGGTATGCCGCAAACTAGGACAAAAAAACCGCACATCATATGATGCACGGTAATGAGATATACACTTCGGTAATCTCTACAACGCGGAAGTAACAAACAGGTTGATATGGGTATGTGGAAATTTCTCACAACCGATACACAAGGTATCAAACGCATCGGAGCCATCGGTACGCCCTTCAAGCCGGTCCTCCTCCGTTTCCGCCAGCTTCTCACCCCGTTTGTCCTTGCCCCCATTGTACACACCTGCCGTCTGGATGGATATCAGCAGATCTTCATTATTCTGCTCGTTAAAGAAAGGTATAAGATTCGCCTGTCCGGACAACATACGGTTGACCAGCAGATATTTCTCAATGTGACTCATAGGCTTGCCTATATACACTTCATCCACCTGCCAGCCACGCTTGCGGAACTCATGCGCAATAACCCACCTAAAATCCTGATCATTGACTGCATAATTGGAACCCAATGCCGTACTGTCATAGTAAAACACCACCTTCTTACGCTTGTGATGCCGGTAATAAGTACAAAAATCATCCACCAGTTCAGGCAACTTACGTTCGTACTTTACAAAGAAGGACTTGAGCACTCTCAGCTTGCGCCCCTGCGGCTGTCCTGCCACCAGCCAGTTGATATTCGCATTGTAATCGAAAGCTATGCAGATGGGCATTTGGGGCTCCACATCGGCATCAGCCAACGAAGTGGGAACCTTGAGCTTGTCAAACTTGTACTCCAAACTGTCAAGGTAGGAAAAGTTGGTAGCACTGTACTTGTGACCGGAACGCAACGAAGAATAGAATCCGTCACGGGTGATGCCTATGCGCTTGCACAGGATAGCCGTCATGAAGGTCAACGGAGGCAGGTCACGTTTCATGTCATTAACCCACTTCTCACCCAACACCTGCATGTTCCAGATACTTGAATATTCCTTGTACATGACCGCCACGGAACGCATCCGGCACAAATCACGTGAAAGAGTACGGAGATAAGAACGCAGATAAGCAGGTATCTCCTTACCTGCCGCAACCAGCTTCTTGATTTTATCTTTGGTCTTCCATATTTCAAAAACAGTGCCCTGTATCACCTCAATCAGTTCGGGATCACACTTCTTCTCATAATCCAGGAACCAAGACCCTTTTTTAGTGACCGGCATATCAGAGGAGATCAACATGCCATGGTGAAAAAAGTGATGCCCGAAGTGCTGCTTGTTACCACGATTGGCCGGAAGTGTCTCATCCTTCAGCTGTTCGAAGTCAATAAACTTGGCTTCGTCAATATCCAGTGCGTCATAAGAATGCGAGTTGGATGTACCGCTCCGGTCCTGAGAAATGATATAGCCGATTGATCCGTTATACAAGGATAGAATATTCTCCCAGTTATCGGGTTCAAAAATAGGCTCACCCCACCCCCATGACTTCGGCGGCTTGCGACCGACACACCAATGCAGGTCACGCTTAAATCCCCAGTTCTCCCAATGTATCAGCATGGAGGGCAACGTATTAGTCAAGACACGCTTGCAGTTGGCACCGACAAATCCTGTAATGGAACCGGGCATACGCTGCATGTTGCGCAAATTCCATGCCGCATGAATCAATCCTTTCCCGATACCACGACCACCCACAATCACCGAATCTTTGGCCGCCGTGTACATCACTTCCTGCTGAGGGTCATTAAAGTATTGTTTCATTATTCTTTCGGTTTAGGATTAAAGATATCATCTTCATTGAACTCAACCTCTTCAAAGTCCACATCCTCAATATCGTCAGACCAATATTGTTGAATCTTTGATTTAATTCTATCCCGGACATTAGGAATAGGCTTGATGCCAAGCACGGTCGGATCATCCGTCGGCTCGAAAGGCTGCACTATAATCTTATCATAACCTTTGTCCAAGATGTCTTCTTTATCCAACTGGGTGTATTTGCCATAATAATTGGCGGCAGCCCCCATGGCGCGCGCATCCTTGATACGCCGGGCCATTTCGAAGGTCTCATCAATCATCTGGCAGAACTTGTAGCGATGGTAATCCTTGGTTGTCTTGGCCAGATCACCCAACAGACGCTTGATAATGCGTACATCATCGTATGCGGAAGATTTGCTGATCTTGTAGCGATACTCCAGTTCCTGCACAATCTCCAAATCTTTTTTGCGCGGGAACTGTAACCAGTAATTATACATATCCCGGAGCCGGATCAACCGCTGTTGAATCAGTTCTGGAATGCCGTCAGCCGCCATCTCGTTGACATCGGCGAACAGATATTTCTCACATACTTCTATCGTAGCAGGTACAGGCATAGTTATTACAGATCTTCATCAGCGTCCATATTCAACAGATAACCGTTTGTCAACGACACCGCCAACGGACTGCCCACATTCGCCAGTTCGATCTCCTGTCTACGCAGTTTCAGTGCAGTGGATGCTTTGGCGTGATAATACGCCCTGGAAACAGGCGAATTACGGTCAAGGATATCCAGACGCAACGTGTCCGCATCCACATCAAGCAGCACTGCCATATCGGATATAGGGGTCAGCAGAGCCGCCAGCTCGCTGATCCGATCAAGTTGTTCCGTTGAATAGACCATCCAGTTGTATAGCGTTAGTATTAATAATATGAGCGTAACGCTCTCTCAGTTGTATAAAAACAGCGGGATCGGTTGTGATGATTCCGCTCTCGACACGATTGCCTCTTGTCTGATTCTGTGAGGTGCATATCGACACCTGCCACCTTGCATTTTGAATGAGAATCACTTTTGAATGATTTTCAGACAGGTACACTTCATCGAACACATTGGCTATGAAAGTATAAAGATTGACCGTCTTACGGGATGCTTTCAAGTCCGCCAACATGGTAGCCCGGATAAGCTGACCGCGCCGCTTCAAGCGATAGATCCGGCGGAGAAACTCTTCGGAAGTGGAAAAGGTGGAGATGTAAATCTCCGCCGGACCAGTCTCGCTCAGAATCATCTCGATGATGTCGAATAGCTGCACACGGTTATCCAAATACGCTTGCAAGGGTGCTTCGGACAGTGACCGCAACAGTTGCCTAACCTTTTTCATCGGTTGAGATGATCACTCCCACCGCCGCCAGTTCCGCTGCCTGTGTCTCATCCACCACATTACCGGTAGCAATCAGGAAGTCATACCGCTGCTGCACCTTCTGCAACAAGGCAGTAAACTTGCCGGCATCTGTATCCTTCAACTCCGCCAGCTTCTTCTTGTTATCAGACAGATACTTGCGTGCCGCACCCACTTTTTTAGCGATTTCAGCCGGGTCCAGACCGGAAGCATCTTCCGTCTTCGTCACCGGATCACCAGGCTTATAATCATCGTATGCCTGCAGGTTGGCACGATACTTCTTGTCCGCTTCATCAAGCAGCTTCAGGTATTCGTAACGGTCACAAGCCGGCGCCGACTCCATGCCCTTCAGCTGCTCAAACAACTCTTTGATCTTAAACCATAACGCCCCGTTATCCGTCCACAGACGTTGAATCTCAGGGGGAAGGCGGTCATGATCCATACGCCTGCCTTTGGCGACATTCGCCTCCGAGAACTCATCATCCACATCCAGTACCGGGACACCTCCGTCTATGATCCGTTGTGCGGAAGGTATGACCGTGATATTCATCAGTGCGATATCAGATACGGTTTTTCCATCCAAACGGATTTTCAAGTGCTTGCGCAATTCGTACTCCACCTTATCGGCAAACTTTTCCGGCTTGCGGATTACATTCTGAAACAAAATCTTATTACGGTTCAAGGACAACAACAGAGTGGCACCCGCCACCACATCACGCTCAGAAGGCGGTGTATCCAGATAGTCCTGTATTTTATGAGTCAATTTCTCATCCATATATTAAAATATTAAAAAAGTGGCGGCATAGACCAGCCACACCACCACTCCGATTTATAAACTTAAAGAATCAAGGCTCATCCAAAGAAGAATCGCTCCATGCGGAACCGTCCGCACCGGAGATATCCCCATCCTCCGTCTCAATTTTACCCGGATAGAAAGGAGCCGGGCACACATCGGTCGCTTCTATCTCAAGCGTGGTACCGGCCTCTCCGGTTACTCCCTCGCCCAATGCCTGGGCGGGCTTGGTCACTGTCTCGAACTCCTCACACCCCATCACACGGAACTTGCCGTTGCGCTGCTGTACAAGAAAGACCAGATCATCGGCCATCGCCTGACGGCAAAAACCCGCCGCATCTTCTTCAGTACCCGGATGCTTGATCGTGCATTTGTTCAAAGACGTGGTGCTCGGACGTTCTCCCTGCACCTCGGTAGTCACATTGGATTTGGCGGACAAGGAATTGATCGTAAGCCACTTCTTTTCCGCCGCCATCGTGAAATTACCCTTGTAAGTCGCCAACTCTCCCATGCTTTTCACCTCTTCGAGTTTGGGCAGTTTGGGCCAAGCTGCAATATTGGATTTCTTCTGAAAGAAAACCTTCGGACGGATGCCCGGAAGCACCGTCTGACCGTCACACCAGTTCAGTGACTGGTAAATATCCGCTGTCGTACAATCTTTTGCCATATCACCTCCTTATTTTAGATCGGGGTTGTACCATCAATGGATGCCACCAGCAGACGCTCCTTGGACAAACTCTCGAACTCCACACCGAAAAACATCGTCGCGATAAACTGGAGCACAAATGCCTTGAAGCGTGCCACCTCCACGTTCTCTTCCTCACCGGTCTGATTAACACCCACCAGCATGTTACGCTTGACCGTCATGTGGATGAACGGACTGTTCTTCTTATTCGCCAACGGCACAATGTTCACATTGTCAAACCCCTCGACATAGTACTGCTTGTATTCACGGTTGTACGGGATCGCTCCTGTAGTGCTCTTGTAGTCCTCACAATAGTCGAAAAGCACATGTTTCGGAACAAACAGCTTGACCGAAGACTCCTCGGTCAGCATATCGTCAGCCGCCATGCAGACCGCTTTGAGCGTATCGACGGCATTTTCTTTGGTAATCGCCTCAATGACCTTGTAGTTGCCCAACTCTTCAGAAAGTTTTTTGCCATCCAGCTCTTTTTTAGTAATGGTGTCAAAGCCATTGAACAGATCCTTGGAAGTCTCACCCGAATCATTACGGACCGCATTCCACAGTACCATATTCAGGTTCTTGCCCAACTGGGCGGTCAGATACGCCAGCACCTTACGGGTGATCTCGGTATTCTTCAACGCCTCGCCCTTGGTAATGTCGGAACCCCACATGGACTGATAAATCTTGTTCGGTGAGAAATTACGCACGACAGAACCGAAGTAGGTATACAGGGTGCGCGGATTGATCACCACCTCACTGTTATCCTCACGGGTTTCGGAGTACGGTCCGAACTGCATGTCACCCGACAGTTCACCCACAGTCTCGGCATAACGGATTCCCGGACGTAAGGTCATGTGCTGCAAAGAACGTGATAGCCCCAATACAGGCATCTGCAACAACTCCTTACGGTACTTGCGAGCACTCTTCTGAAGATCCTCGCTGGTAATATTCACGCTAACTTGTGCCATATCAAATATAGTCTTTAACTTCGTCATACATGGATGCAGCGGACACCGCATCATTTTTTTCGTCTTCTTTCACACTCGTGGTGGTAGTGTCACCATCGGATTTTTGCAGGTTCTTGATCTGCTCGTCACGCTGTCTGACCAAATCCTTCTGTTCGCCGACCTCCGTTTCCAGCGCATCCAGCCGGTCATTGACAGCCCTAACCTGTTCCTCGGTGAGTATTACCTTGCCATCCGAGTCCTCCACCCCCTCCACATTCAGAAGGGTGTTGATTTTGGTGTAATCTTTTTTCATTTCGGAAACAATAGAAGGGACGGACTGTTTTTCTTTGGATGAAAACAATCCGTCCAGTTTAGTTAATATTTTGTTTAGTAATTTATGACTATCAGCCGTATCCCGCTCACTCCCGGACGCAACCGGCAAAGGGGACAACCCCAGCATATTGACCTTGCCTTCATAAGCGGCAAGATTGAGCTTATCCTCATCGCCCTCGATGATCTCGTCCACAAAACCATACTCCAACGCCTCTTGTGCGGTCAGCCACCTGCCCGCCTTCAGAACATCAAGAATATCATCTACCTTTTTGTTGCACTTGGCCGCATACATGTTCGCCAGTACCAGATCAAACTTGTCGTTCTGCAGCTTGTTCTCCTTCAGCTCATCGATGAGCTGTTGGATCTGGTCAGCGTTATACTGCCCCCAGGCATCCACCCAGTTGCTCACCTTGTGCACCAGGAACAGACAATATCTGGAAATGCACACCTTTTTCGCACCCAGTGCGGCAATAGTAGCCGAACTTGCCACCAGCCCATACAGG